GAATACCTTGGGCACCTTGAATACCTTGGGCACCCTGAATACCCTGAGCACCTTGTTGTGCCACGTACTCCCAATACTTGCTAAAATCTCTTTGTTTTACTTTGGTTAATTCGTGAATTTTTTCAAAACGCTCTCCTTTTTTTGGATCTTGAACCCTATTAAATACCAAAACCTTTTCATCCCCGTTGGCATTTAATAACGTAGATACGACCAATGTTTGAGCCATTTGATCAATATCAAATTCATAAGCAAATGGTTGATTTTGACAATTTGCATCAATGGAATTAATACTAGTAATCAAGGTCCAATTTGCAGCAACACCAAGATTTTTAAAATAATATATTGCCCCACTAGCATTGGTGCCGTTGGAACTGCTAATAGTTATAGAATAATCTTTATCATAAGCAAATTTAATTTTAAATCCAAAATATGGATCAATATTTTTATTTTTTAAAGTTGGATTTTTTAAAGTCCTCACATAATTATACTTAAGAGAGTCATCTAATTGATACAATCTAACAACGCCATTATCCCCATCATTTGATGATATTACACAGCCAATAGCTAGCCATTTTTTATCATCACTAAGAGCCATTGTTCTAGCAAATGTTTTTAAATTATCTGTATTAAAAATTGTTTGATTATTAAACCATTTTGGGCTATTAGGGTATGATTTATAGACGATTACTCTTTGTAAATCATTTTGTCCTAACCCTACGGCCATAGTGTCGCCATCCAAGTTGATTGTTAAACTTCTTCCAAATTTAAAATCATTATCTAATGCAGATTCATATAATTTTTCTGTTGTATAAACAGAATTATTTTTCCAAATTGCATATTTGTTACCAATTGAACGATTAATCCAAATAAGTTCATCGGATTTACTATACTCTGGTACCATGACATCGTTCATGGTACCAAATCTTTGAGGCAAAATTTTAAAAATTTTACTAGCAGTTAAAACATTCAAATTGGGTTGTTTCCAAATATCAAATTTGATATTGATAAAAACTTGTCTATCAACTACTTTACTAATTTCAAAAAACTTATTCAGTTTTTCATAACTAGATTTTATTCCAAGTGTTTGCCCTTCAACAAAATTTATATCATTATTAAAACTTATAATTAAACTATTATTAGCATAGGATACATCATTTAAAATATAATCTGTGCCAGTAAATCTATATACATTCCAATCATCATTAAATTCATTTATTTTGTTTTCAAATGCACACCAAATATAATCACCTGGTATAAAATTGTCTATATTCTCAGACAACAAATCAAATTTTGAGTCAATGACTAGTTTAACTTGATCATATTTGACAAATCCTGGTGTACGTAAAAATGGTTTAGGATTATTGTTAATTGGCCATAAATCATTTTTATATATTGACGGTTTCAAATATATGTCATTTTTAGTTTGTCTGAGTACAAAATCTAAAATTGATTTATCAATAGTAGATACTAATTCTATAGCCTGTGGGTTTATTTTAAATTCATTTTCATCTAATACAAATTCGACCTCTTCAAATGCATCAGTGGCTCCATATTGTCCTTCTCTAATTACCCATTCTTCAATAAAATCAACACTATCTTCGTCAACTGCACTGAGAACATCAAATAATTTATTAAGTGAATTTATTGTGCCCTTTTCCTGAATCATTCCTTGATAAAACTTAAACTCACTGACATCATTTTTAATAATATTATCTAAATATTGACGTTTTTGATAACCTATTAAATGTTGAGCTACTTTTTGTTGGCCTATATCAAAATTATCGCTGTCTAAATCATAAAAGTCTGTAAATTGAAGAGCTTTATAGTCCCAATTAGGCAACAATTGACTAACTGGTTTGGAATCCATCTTTATCCAATTTTTTTTATCAAAATTTTCTACACCTGGCAAAAAGCTCATAGCCGAGTAATAAAATTCTTTATATTTGACAATGTCACCTAAATTATAGTCTATCCATGGCTGCCAATCATTAATATGAGCTTGATCATAAATAAATCCAGGTGCGTCAAGGCTACCGTTCCAATTTAATGTTTTATAACCAGATACTTTGATTCTTTCTTGTCTGTAGCCTGTTTCTGGATTATAAATTAAATCATTAAATTGCGTAGTATTATCAATGATTAATACATGCTCTTTTTGTATTAGATATAAATTTGCTCCATATATACCAACATTTTCATTTTTTGGAGATAATACAAAAAGATTGCTATTTCTAGAGTAGGTTAAAAGTTCAGGCTGATACTTTTGACCATCAGCTGTGACTATTTCATACGACCCCGCGTGTTCTCTTAAATCATCTACTGTGGCATATTCTAAATTTAAATTTATTCCCAAAGCTGCTGGACTTAAACTTATGACTGCTGCACCGTCTTGATTTAGCTCTTCTAATTTTACATATAAATTTTTATCAAAATAATTACTTGTTGTATGATTGTTTTTTGATTTATAATAATCACCATCATAAAAGATTGTCGAATCTATTCTATAAAATTGATCAGCTTGCCATTCGGAATAAGTTTGACTTCCTGAACTCCAATTTTGTGTGGTCCAAAATAAAAATTCTTTTAGACTAGTTTCCCAACCAGTTACAGCTTTTAATTCTAAATTATATTGATCAAATATTAAACCTTGGTCTTTTGAATATTCGCCATATCCTTGTAAAAAGTCTGCCACTTCTTGAATTGAATTTAACGTAGTTCCGTAATTTAAAAGAATGGGAATTCTTTCCCATTTTTTTCTAATAAGAGCTGTTGCGCCACCAATAAGGGGCAATGCTGGAAGTTTTTGTAAAAAATCTAAAGAAGGAGTTTCAACACTTATATGTGAAGTTTTTACTCTATAATAGGCATTATTAATCTCTACAATATTTCCTGCAACATATTGTTGACTACTTGACCATTTAATAAAACTTTCACTAATTCCACCAATATTGATACTATGACTAGTTAATGTCCAATTATAATAATAAAAATATGGCTGACTTTGACTATATCCTTTTATTTCGTAACCTACACCATTTTGAGTTAAAACTTTACTAATAATAACACCACTGTATGTTATTTTTTTAATGGGGCTGCTAGTATTTAAAAATATTTTATAATTTTCTTTGGGGATAAACACACCAGATTTGGCCACACTGCTTTTACTATCTAATATTAAATTGTATTTTTCTTTACTAGTAAACGCTGCTAATCTATTACTGAGTTTATTGTTAATATTTAAAAGATCATTTTTATATGTGTTTAGACCATAGGAATTATCACCTTGTAGGTAATCTACAATATAATTAATTAATCCAGCTGTTAATACTCTATCTTTATCTGAAACAGTATTAGGTATTAAAAAATCTTTTAATCTTAATCGTAAGCCAGTCTCTAAATAAATTAATTGATCATTTTTATTTTTAACTATTCTTGATCGATCCAAATAACGGCCCAAAACTTGATTTGGATTCATCAGTATCATAGCAATTAATAGGCTAAAAGGATAATAACTGCTACGTCTCCAAGCTGTTTCCACTGGACTTTGATCACCAAAAACATATGTAAAAAATCTATTATTATTAAAAACTTCCTGTACTAAATTAGTATTTAATGGGTCTAATAGCTGACCGTATTCATTAACTGGAATTTTATTAAGTACGGGCCTAGCAAATTTTGGGTTTCTATTAACTGGTTTACCAGGTTCTCTAATCACCCCATTACTTAAATCTTCCCAAAGTATTAGATTGTCAGAAGTATATGGAGCAGGACCATAAGTATTCTCCCACCATTTTGGCTGAACACTAAAACCCAAACTTTCCCAAGGTGTCAAATGGATACGATCTGTATCAAAGTACCATTTGTAAATTCCACGCCAGAAACTAGGAAGACTGGTGCCATCTATACTTAGTGTTTCTTTATAATTATAAGTAAATGGATTTCGTAAATCAAATTTTAATGGTTTGGTAAAATCTTTATCAATTAGACCAGTCCATTGGTAAAAATTAGGTGCAAGAATTTGATTAAATTCATCTATAGTATAAATTGTAGGTCTATTGGCACCAGGTATAAAGTCATAAATGTCTAAAATAGTTGGGTCATAGTTGCTTTTAATATTATTAAAAAACCTTTTTTCTAATTCTAAAATTAAGTCGTCTCTATAATCATTAAAAGCCAGTATAATACTTCCATCATGACCTTGAATTACATTTTGTGGTTCAAGTAGAGTGGTATCTAAATAAATTTTTGGTTCAAATTTTGGATATAACCCTAAACTTGTCGGTGAGGATGGAATGTAACATCCATCAGTTGATTCATATTCATAAACTGTTAAAATGTCATCTTCTTTTATAGAACATAATATTTCTATAAATCCGTCCAGTCTAAATATATAATCTCTTTCATGTAATAATTGTACTTTGTTCAAATAAATATTAACAGATTTATTACTTAAGGTGTTTAGTGTAAAAATGTTATTAAGAGGATATTTGTTACTTCTATAGTCATATATCGTAAAGTCTGTTTGCCTAGCTGCACCATAAGCTAGCATATCGCTAAAATAATAGGGAGCATTTTTAGGTTTTCCCTGATTAATTTCAAATAAAATTAAATCAACTGCTTGTTTAACAGCTATTTCATTCGTTAAAAGAGAAGTATAGTTTATAAAATTTCTTTTAAAAGTACCAAAATCATCTCTAGCTTTTTCTAATGCTGATATTATGTTAGCATTGTTATTAGTTAAATGATATAATGATAAATTTAGACTTCCGCTATGTTGAATGAATTTGGTGCCATAACTACTAAGACTTCCTATATCTCGTAAATTACTTACGCCTGGGTATTGACCTTGAAAATTGTCTAAATTATCCACAATGGAATACACATGATCAATTACTTCACCTAAAGTAAAATCGTTAATATTATTGTTTAATGGATTATTTTGTAAATTAATAGGAAATTCGTAATAACCATTATTGTTTTTATTTTGTTTGGCATAACATCTTAATGTTACTACATCGTTTGATTGAGTATCTGTAGTCAATACTACTTCTTTATAATTTACTCCATCATTTATAGAAAATAATTGTTTATCAATTCGTTTACCGTTTATATAAACTTTTACTAAAAGATCATCAAGGTCAGTAATATCATTGTATACATCTATGGGAAAATTATTAACTAACTGAACTTTTGTTTTTATGCCATCTATTAATTTTTCTACAGTATTATTTTTGTAAATTCTTACAATGGGTTGAACATTTTTTAAGGTATTTTTAGTCCAACCATTAGTATATTCTACCCCTAAATTAGAATATTTTTTAAGAAATTTATTATCTGTATTTTCAGTTATTACTCTAGTTTGTTCTTTATAAGAAAAATTTTCTTGTAACAAATTGTAATTAAAAACAATATCGCCCACGTTATTGATATTTTTATAACTTAGTGCAAACCCTAATTCTTTATCTATAGTACCAGAACCTATTTTATAAGAAAATATTTTATTTCCTGAAAAATTACTACCTTCATATTTGTCTGAATCTTTTAAGTTGACTTGATCTTTATCAAATAAATCAAATAAAGGCTGTTGATTTTGGCCTGTTTTAATTTGACCCACTACCCATGTGGAACCATTATACCATAAGTGTTTATTTTTATAGGAATTTCCATTTTTGATTAAGATAAGTTCTTCCAACAAAGGTTTACTATCTGATTCCTCTGCTAAATGAATTCTTCGACTTGACTTATCGTTGTCATGAATAGTGATAAATTCCACTCTATAAATTTTATTAATTACCAAGGGATCTTTGTCATTTGTAAATAATATACGTTGTCCATCGGCCAATTGAACACCGTCAATATTGTATCCTAATGATCCTTCTATAATAGAAAAAACATCATTAGTAAAATCATCAACTAAATCCACATCGTTTTTAAATATTGTTCCAAAATTAAACAATTTTAAGTTGGCATTAAATTCTATAATAGGTCTTTTGGCTCGTTGATTTTGATCAAACACCGCTGGTACTTCAAAGTAATCTGCTGTTTTTTGAATAACATCCTGATGAAACCAACGATTATATCGAGACCAAGGATTTCTATCTAAACTAGCTCTATTAATTGTAATATAATCTTTTTGAGTTGGGGAATATACAACTTCGTTAAATGGCAAATCGTCAAAGCCAGTGTCTCCAAAACTTACATTGAATGCTGTAGTATATGGAGCTACAATTTCTAGTTGTTTTTCTGGAATAAGTTGAATTCGATCACCTACCCCGTCCACGTAAAAAGCACCTTCACTATAGGAACTAGGGGTAACACGACCTTTAAAATCCACCTTCATTCCATTACTTAAGGATATTCCGTTAGATAATGTATAATTTTTTTTGTTTACTATTTCATTTTCAACATCTATGGCTGTATTTTCTGTTATATCAAAAATTTTAATAGTTCCAGAAGTATCATCTGAATTTTCACTACAATAATAAAGTACATCACTGCTTTTTAAAGGAACAGTAAATGTTATCGTCCCATTTTCTACAGCAAAATTATCAACATCTAGGTATCTATTTGAACTACCTGGTTCACGTTGTATTTTAATACTCAATGGTTCCGAAGGTGTGTTTATTTCAAAACGATATGTCTGTCCACGATATAAAGTTAGCACTGGATTTCTAGTTAAACCGTCTGGTGTAAAAAGATATGCTCTATTATCACCTTCATCAGATAGTGTTACTTTAAAAGTACTAGTTATTTTTTGTTGCTGACCATAAACTGTTATAGTTTTAGGACCAAATGGTAACCAATAGTAATGTAAAAAATTAACAATTTTATCCCAATCTATATGAGGTTCCCAACTATAAAATTCTTGTTGATTAAGTTTTTGATGATTACTGTTAATTCCACCTAAAACATTTATACTATGTAAGTAATCTAAATAATCTTTAAAATATGTTACATTTCCTAAAGCGTCCTCAATGACCAAACTTGGTTCTAATTGATAATTTTGTCTTTCCACTATGGGTTCTTCTAAGTAAATATCGTCACCCATAGCTGACTTAGAATTTTCCCTACCAACAAAACCGTTGAGTCTTTTAACTGTTCCGGTTTGAACTAACTGATCTATTGTTCCAGCAATAAATTTTTTATTACTGTCAGATCTATAAAACCTAGGTAATAAAGTTTCAGTTTTTCTTTTTTCATTAGAGTTAATAGGAGGAGCATTTTCTGATTGGTTTTCAGACATTATGATACTCCTTGACTTGTAATATTTTGTTGCGATAGAGTTGAGTTAGCAGAACTGATAGATCCTTCTGAGGAAATTGTATAAGCTGTAATAGCAGAAATGATCTCAATGTCATCACTGGTGGTGCCATTGATAAAAATTTGATCACTTTCAGCTCTAATTTCAAATAAACTTCCAAAAAATAAGTTAGATTGCCTTGGAACTATGACCATGTTAGATAAAAATGGCGCTGTCCTAGCCATAACATATGCTACTAGTTCACTAAAATAAAAACTATCTCCAAAATCCCAATTTTCCAAAGCAAAAAATTCGTTAATTGCTGATAATACATTTGTTTTTAGTTGATTATCACTGATAGTTTGCTCTAGATTTTTAATTAATTTAAAGGTGGCTCTTAAATTTAAACTGGCTTTTGGACCAAACAATACCTTATATTTAACAGGATGATAAACAATCTCATCACTCATAGCCTTGATATTATTCAATGACGGTGACAGCATCAAACTTAATTGATCCGAACTAGGCGGAAGAGGCTCCTCAGTGAGATTCCCGGTTAACCATTTTCTAAATTCTAAGTCATATTGTTTAGTCATCACAAATAGATCCATAATATTAGTTTGTCCGGGATCTATTCTTGATTCATAATCTGCACTATGCACATATTGAAATTTTAAATTTTCTCTTCCTTGATATACTTTATAATTTAAATTAGAAACAAATCTTCCATTGTCCCACCGAGCAATAGTGTCTGTAGTGATAAAATAAAAATATTGACCATTTACTTTTTCAAGAACTGTAACATCATCTAAACTAAATTTAATTTTAATCAAATTGTCATTTTTAATATATCTATAGTCTAATTGTCCATTAATTGTCTCGTATCTTTCTAAAATTATATATTTTGATTGATCAGCATTAGGGGCCACAATAATATCAAAAATATCAGGATCATCAACTATGCCATCATCATTACGATCATTAAAATTTAATTCGATTTTTTTAGTATCCACAAAACCGTCTGTTCCTAAAAACTCTTTGCTTATTTCCCAATTTAAATTATAACCAAAAGGGCTAGTACTGTCCGGTTCAGTGTTGATATCAAGTATAGTAATTTGATCCTTAACTACTTTATTAGTTCTGTTATCATAAACTTTTTGATTGGCGTCAAAATAAAATCTTATTTGACGATCACTTTCAAAAATATATTTTAATTTTCTTGATTTGACTGTATAATTCTCTGTGTCAGTAGTAAATAAAATTAACCAACTGCTGTCTAACTTTTGATTACTGACGTCCCCGGCCCTACCAATATTAAACAAATCCTTTATTGATAAATTTGTTTCATATATTATCACCCACGATTTAGTGTTTAAATTATATCTTAAACCAAAAGGCTTATTAGAAAAAATCAAATCTATCATATCAGATATAACCGTAGTATCTAGACTAGTGCGCCATTTTGGAATAATTTCCACTAATATTGCCGTTGACGGAATTTCTATACTGAGGGTTACAGGACCTTGACCATTAGCCAGTACAGCAACTTCCCCATTTTCACTCACATTGACCACTTTGGCCCAAAGATATTCAACTGAATTTGGAATAGCTGTTGTTCCTGTCACTAAAGCATTTCTATTAGTTTTTAAAAAAACCTTTCCTGCGGGAGGAACAAATTTGAATAAAGCGCCTGGTTCTAAATTTTTTAAATCATTTCCAAGTCTATAACCGGTAATTAAATTTAATTGGTTTGTAAAATAACCAGTACTTTGATTGGTGTCTTGTGTTACTTGATTCCAAAAATAAGAATTAGCTGTAACAGTTATTTTTCCAAAATTATCATAATAGAAGTTACGTATATTGACATCTTTAATAAAATCCAATACTTGATTATAGATCACTGCTTCTATATCTGTTTTACTTATGTATGTAAATCTAAATTCATCTTCATATTGTTCCTTATAAAGGACTCCATCATCGCCAAATAAATTGGTACTACTATATTTGCCAGTCGGATCATTGAGATCAAAATATCTATTAATCCCACTACTAGATCTATTGACTGTTTTTATTTTAGCCACGTCCTGATTAACGCTTAAAGGACTGATATTATAGTCTTCTGCTGTGATCATACGATTTTGTGTATAATATGTAGCAGGTGCTTTAGACTTAATTTCGGTATTACTTTCACTTAAAGAACTATTGGTGATCGAAGATTGCAAGCCCAAAGTAATAGTTAAAGTTTCTACTTGACCTTTGCCAGAAATATAAGGAACAGAAATTGAAACATTTTTTATACTTTTAGGATTTATAGAATAGCTAAGACCATTACTCACACGATAATATACTCTAAAAGTTCCTGATGGCAATGTGCCAAATGTGCCATCACTAAAAGTTAAACTAATCCTATCATCTGCTCTAGTAACAACACCATAGATATTTCTAATATTCTTTTTTAAACTATTATAAATTATATTATTGCCCTCAAAACTAGAAACTTTGGCCCAATATTCTTGTTCTATTCCGTTGACATCTAATTTATATAACCACACATCAGTGTCATTGATATTAGGTGCATCAATATCGACTATTTCATTGGTGCTGGGCTTGTCAATTGAAAAAGAACCAGTACTTAGGCTGCCTTGTCTAAAATGTAAAAAAAATCCATTGGTCTGACTGGCTGCTCCACGACCGTCATCTCTATAGACAAATGCCAAGTTTTTGCCCGCCTGCGGAGGATCCTCTACAATATCCATACCATCTTTGATGATAGTGCTAACTATTTCAAAGTTCATATTTCTTCCATCTACCACTTTAGTAAACCCGTATACAGCGACTTTTTTACTGGATGACTGAACTCTATACTGTTCGGTAGGTATATTATATACTACTGCTTTACTTTCTGGATTGCCAAACTGTTTATTTACAGGCATAGCAGAATTAATAACTTTGATAAACTGATCATACCAGTTGGTATTAGCAGTATCGTTCCAAATTATCTCTTGACCTGATAAATTTCTACCATTACTATCTATTACTGGTTGTGTAGTAGAAATACTGGTGAATTTTAATAGACCATTGGCTGCTTGATTACGTTTAGCATTATAGCCCAACATTCTAGACAGTCTTAAAACACTTTCTCTACGTTCTGCTAATTCTAAAAAATTTTCACGAGCATTCAAGTCTACCCTAAATGCAATACTTTGCCCCAAAAAAGCAATCATATCTATTAATGCTAGATACTCACTGCTTTCGATATAATCATTGAAATCTTCTGGATAATTTTGTCTAAGATAATCTACCATTATCCTACGCAAATTTTCAAAATCATAACTTTGAAAATCAGCATTTCTATAGCTTTGATAGATTCTTTTCCAATCTTCGGCTACGAGTAATCTATTCTGTCTGTCGGTAGATGACATTTTTAATCCTTGTTTTGGTATTTATAGTACAGAATAATATGCTAGTTTATCCTATTAATCCATTATTTTGATCAAATTTAAAACGCATGGAGTCCGAAATATTATAAGGAAGATAAATTAAATCGCATTCGATTTGAATTCCACTTTCATAAGCAGTAACTGATATATTATTGACTTTGACTCTAGGATCATAATTAACAATACTTTCGACATTTTTTATTATTAAATTTTTCAAATTTTCAGTTAGAGGCTCAAAAATCACATCCCAAATTATGGTACCGAATCCTGGGTTCATTAATCTTTCACCTTGTCTAACATGAAAATGATTAAGTATATCCTGTTTGATCAAATCTAAATCATATAAACTATAGGATTCACTATCAGTACTTATAGTACTAAAGCCTCTATATGTTCTCGGTAATGGAGGCTGTGCTTTAGGATTATTGCCTTTAATGACGAGTTTGTCATATAATTTTTGAATAGCCATGAAATATTTAATCCTTTTTGCTCTTAGCAAATGTATCAATTGCTGTGGAATATGATTTCCAAGATTCAGGAACAGGGATATCACTTCCTGATTCTCTATCTGTTTTATCAGGTTTGAAACTGGCTGGGTCTAGATTTTCGTGATGAGGCCAAGGTTCATGACTTGGTATACGCAGCATAATACTTTTTGTGGGGGCTTCTTTTTCATCTGGATTTGCAAATGTTTTTAAAGGTTCTGGAATTTTTGCAACTTCTGCATCTGAAGCCTTGGCTGCTGATCCTGCTCCTGGACCATTCATATGAATAGCGCTGGCCGATTCTATATGACTGCCGCCGCTGAGAATATTAGTTGATCCCCCCGCTGTTAAATTGTTACTACCGCCAGCGTTAACATGATGACTTCCCCCTGGCGTTATTTTACAATCACCGGCTGTTTTCATTGTCATCTCGCCTTCACTGGATGTTTGACAAACACCGTCTATATTTAAATTCCAATCTCCTTCAACTTTAATAGTGTTGTTCCCAGCCACTGTGGCATCATAATTTCCGTCTATTTTAGTAAAAGTATTTTCAGTAACCATTAATATCTTATCTTTGCCAATTTCTGTTTGATGACGTTCTGCCACTTTAAGATTAAAATTGCGCCCCACTTCAATGTTCATATCCCTGTCGGCGTAAAAATTAAAATCCTGTTTGGTATGAACACTAATACTGTCTTCAGCATAGATGTCAATTTTTCCGTCACTGGATAATTCTATCCAACTGGTGCCTCTTGCATTGCCAATATAAATTAAATCTTCACTGTTATGTAATAATATTTGATGGCCAGTTCTAGTCCTTAATCTTATCAATTCGTTATGTGGAATAGCGACTTCGCCGTCCTCGCCCTCTTCTATACTGGCATATTCAGGGGGGCCATCACTGGCTTTTGTTTTTCTAAGAAATTTATCATCCCCGTCATCCATGACAAAACTCGATCCCCCTAATCTACTGACAAATGCAGTAGTTTCAGTTTCTTTTTTACCTAATTTTCCTTTTGGTGCACCAGACTGTTTATCTATAGGTCCAGGAGTACTGATACCAAAAACTGCACTGGGCCATTCCCTTCTAGCACTACTGCTAGTAATGCCTCTAATATCATCCAATAATAGACCTTGCTTTTCTAATATGTCAGTAAAAGGATGACGAGATTTTTTAATTAATGTTGTGTCATCACCTATTTGGTCTTGGGCTATCTTATTATATTCTGCTACTGGAATTCTTCCTAATCTTCCCTTTTTGTCCCCTTCTACATTTTCGTCATTGGTAAAAGTTGTAGCAGCATACCCTGGTGTCATAAAATTTATAAAATTGTCTTGTACACACCCAATCCAAAACCCTCTTTTAGGATCCCCTTGAACAAAAACAACCATAACTGTGGTGCCCACATCTGGAGGTACCATCCACATTCCATAACTTTTTTGAGCATTGCCATAGTCGTCTTCTTTGCTCGAAAACTCTAAGGCAGTAGACCCCATAAAGGGACTCAAATATTGTACTTTTCTCAATTGACTGGCAGCTCTAGGGTCGCTTCCTACTTCCCCTAATAATTCCACTTCTAATCCGCCCATATATGTCGGGTCTAAATGACTGACCACTTTGGCCAATAGGACTGCTGTGTTGATTTCTGGTTGTTTGCTTATAGGGGCTCTATTTTCCTCTGCCATTATTATGGACCTCCCTCGACATTTTCATAACCTGTTGTTTCCCCATCTGATTCCGGCGCCTCTGAATTAGCGTCTTCTGGTGAAGGAACAGGGGTATTTTTAACAGTATCCACCAAAGTTTTTCCATTTCTAGGAGCATCGGCTTTATCAGTATTTTGATTGGGCATTTTCATTAATTTAAGACTTTGTATGAATGTCCCGCCATTAAATTCGTTTTGAACTTCGCCCACTCTATACAGCCCACTAAATTGCGGAACTACTTTGCCTTGACCAAACTCGTATAATCCTGTAGTATAATCAATATCTATGGGATTTCTAAAATTTACACTGATATAAACTTCTGTACTTTGACCGTCAATGGCCCCATCTGCATTAATGCCTCTCAAACTAGTTTTTTGGGCTGAATAATTTCCCATATTACTATCCCCTAAGTAGTAAGGATCCCCCAAGATTTTTAAATCTAATTGTACCATATCTACCATGGAATTAATGGCATCATTAAATGCTTTAGCTGCCAATGTGCCTGGATTATCATCGCCCACAGGACTTTTATTACTGCCAACGGTAATACTGTCATTGTTAAAAACAGTTGCATCTGTAGGCGGAGTTGCTTGCGTGCTTGCCGAGGGTTGTGTTCCACCATCGCTGTTAGTGTCGCTGGTGGCATCACTACCTGATTGTGATTTGGTAATCACTCCTTGATTTCTTTTCCCCATATCCACAGTCAATTGTTTATAAAATCCATTATTAAATTCAATATTAAAATCTATGATATCTAGATTTTTTGAAGTATAGATATAATTATACTCTTTAAGAGCTACTTTTTTTAATTCTTCAACACCCTTGGGCCTATCCTCTATTGGTAAAAATCTACTACAATGTATAGCTGTTGGCACTACTCTATACACTGCCAATGTAGCATAGTTTCCAGTCACTGCTAGATTGGAGTCGGAATCTAGAAGATATAATTGACTCTCTACTCTCCACCAAGGCACGAATCCATACTCATCGGTATTTTCCAAAGCTTGTCTTCCATATTCACTGACTAGGATTACTTGATTTATCATATTAGGAATATTACTTCCTTGAGCGAATTCGGCCACACCTTGATCAGATTGTATTTTAATACTGCCCCTTTTGAATACTCCGGCTTTTTCATCATAAACCTCGGATTCATCACCAAAAGATTGTTTAGCTCTTTGTAAATCCCCAAACCCCATAGTGGATGTGCCTATTGTATTGACATTTTTTTCTTGTATAGGATTCAACTCGCCCTTTATACCTAATCTTCTATAAAGATTTTGATTAACTGTATTTAAACTACTAGGATCCACTTTAGCTCCTGGAGGAGAACCAGTATCTTGATTGCCTGCATCGTCGGCAGCAGTTTTAGGGTCTAATGGAAATAATATCAATACTTGGTCTGAAACTGGTATGTTGGCATTCTCGGCTTTCTTTTTTTGTGCAAAATTAATAGCATATTGCAAACTTTTTGGGCCACTCTGTAACATTTCTTGAACTGTTTTACCTTCTATAGCGACAGGGTTTGGGGCCGAACTTATAGCTGTACTATAAGCACGTTCATTCCATGGTATGGCAGTGCAATCATAACTAGATCCGTTACCACTAACCTTCATACTTATATTCATAATTTTCAAAGGAAAATATTTGGTAGCTTGAGGCACTTTGACGTTTAAGTTATATTGATCTAAATGTCCTGTAAATTCTAATCTAAGCATTATAGGAATATTATTCCAAGCTTTATATCCAGTTTTAGCCACTGCTGCCTGCAATGTTTGAAAAAATAGCCCCATGCTATAAGGTTCTATAATTCTAAAACTGATACTATTAGCGTTGGTATTTCCTGTATTTTTATCTAGGCCTATTAGGCCGCCAATTCGAACATTATCTATGTAAAATTCAAATTTACCAGAAGGATTTGATGTTTTGCTCACATAATTAGTTAGGGGTATTCTATTATCGAAATCCCCGCTGCCACTTTTCAATATGATATCACCGGTCACACCCTTTCTATAAGTTACATCTGGAAAATTCAAATCATAAGGACGCAAAACCCACATGGTCCAAATATAATTGTAGCTAGCATATCGATGTAATATATTTGAAAAAGGCGGTACAGCATCTATTTGTACAATACTAGTACCCCTTTCAATACTTTCAACTATGTTTTGTTCTTGAGCTTGAGTTGAATAGTCAATGAATTCCTGAAATTGGCCAGGGGTCCCGGATGTTAGATCTCTTAAACCATTACCGGCACCGGATAATAAATTTGATACATTCTTTAATAATTCACCGGCTTTATTTTGTAATCCACTAACTACTCCTGAACCACTTAATAGTCTATTAGTTGATGATACTGCATTGGTAGCTGAACTAGGTAATTCAATTGCCATGTTAAACTCCTAAGACTTTTATGAGACCGGATTTTTTTGGTATATAAATTTGAACTCCTGGTATAAAATCAAATATGGGATCCTGTAATACATCTAAATTTCTCTGTATAAAAACCCACCAAAGATCAGGTGTTCCATATAGGTCATAACTTAATAAATCAGGTCTATAACTATATTGACTTTCAATAGTGTAAAGAAAATCATCAGCTTCAGCACTGACTGGTCTAATATTCAATATATTAAGATAATTTTTATTGACCGATGTATTATACCACGGACTTGTAGATTTATATTGAGCCATTATAGATATCCTTGACCAACATATCCGCCACTAATAAAAGTATTAAGGCTGAAATTTCTAATTTTTTCTCTACTATATATTGGCTTAAGAGTTACCGATATGCTACTATTTGTGGGAACATGGGAGCTACCCACGGCATTAGCTGAACTTGAAGTCCCTGTGACATTAGTAACAGTGGTTCTATTAAAAGAATCAAAAGCACCAAGTATGCCTGCCCCCACTCTTACTAGATTAGCAGCATTGGTTTGACCAATAGCACTGAGCCCGCCCGATATTAAATTAGCTGTTCTAGCTAACCCATTTGCCTGGTTCCCATAACTGGTACTGGTACTAGACCCAGTTATACCACTTGTTACTAAAGGATTTACTGCAATATAGTCAACTTCCTTGGGCAAACTTACACTAAAATTTGTGACCACAACTGGGATATTTTTAAAAACAAAATCTCCATATGCACTAAAATTTAACACAGGCGGTGGATTACCTGGATTTGAGTCCCCAACATTTCCTGTATACATTTTAGTTACACTTCTTAAAAAATGCAAAACAGCCAGCCAATATGCTCCTTGATCCGAATCCTCCACAGGGAAATCCCCTATTACTTGAATTTCATTTGTTCGACTGGACTGATAAGCAGTAAACTGATAATTTGAATGCGTCATATTTTGATCAGAATAACTAACTGAACTACCTATACTAATGGTGGGAGTGTAGGGAAATATCAAGCCACCTGCATTTTTAATTGGTTCAAGAATTTTAGAATTGTCAAAAAATGAAGCATCAAGTATTTTTAATGTTGCTCTCCAATCATTTTCGATATCACCTTGCCAATTGGCCGAAACAATATTACTGGTATTCGTAGATTCCCCACCGTCAGGTAAATTGAAAGATCGAATGGCGCTCAGTACTCTGCCCGGATCTGATAAATTATTAGCAATAGAACTCAATTTACTAACAGTATTAAGTCCGCTTGCTATTGCTCCCAAAGTACTTGATGACTCACTCACCGCTGATTTTATACTGTTAAAAAAAGTAGGCATATTCACACTCCTTGGCAAATATTTATTTGACTTTTAAAAGTGTGTATATTATAATGTTATCAACTTTGGACTCACAATGACTATAAACTATCTTAATAATCGAGATCTCCTAGAGGAAATTCATAAAAGTAAAAATTCCTACTCTATCTTCATCAAACCAGAATATCATGAATATGATATCATATTGCCCAGTATTGAAAAAATCAATATTAGAACTGTGGCCGAAGCCAAACGAAATCGTGCTAAACGAATTGGTGACGAAAATTATGCAAAGAAAAAAGCAGCAGGCGAAAAAATCAAAATGGCTGACTGCGAAATAGACTATAAAAAAATGGCAAAGGTTGATCTAATATTTAGGATCATGACTTATGATCATATCCCTATGAACAAGACACGTAAGAAAAGTCAAAAAACTGAAGCTGACGGAAGAGATAAAGTAAATTTTCCTCCTTTTCAACATTGGAAATTTGACGAAAATGATGAATTGATCTGTGTGGGGAAAAGTCATTGGAAGGGACCATTAGACAAGGGCAAGTTCAGCAAGGATCATGGACAGATCACAAACAACCTTGCTCGTATGTATATCAAACTTTGTGAACGTTATGCTACCCGTGGCAATGTTCGAGGATATACCTATAACGATGAAATGCGAGCACAGGCTATACTGCAATTAACCCAAATAGGCTTGCAATTTAACGAGTCAAAAAGCAATAATCCCTTTGCATACTTTACTGCCGCAGTGACCAACAGTTTTGTACGCATTATTAATATTGAGAAGAAGAATCAAAATATTCGAGACGATATTTTAGAAATGAACGACATGGCCCCCAGCTATACTAGAACTAGTAACGCTGAATATTCAGCTGGATTACGTAGATTTGAACGCGAGGAAGAATGACAAATCTTTTTAAACGTGTGGCACTATTCACAGACATACACTTTGGACTTAAAAGTAACAGCGCCACACATAACCAAGACTGTGAAGATTTTGTAGATTGGTACATTGCCAAAGCAAAGGAGTTAGACTGCGATGTGGGAATTTTTATGGGTGATTGGCATCATAATCGCAATAGCCTTAATATTACTACCATGGATTATAGTCTTAGGGCCTTGGAAAAACTAGGACAGGCCTTTGACTCATTTTATTTTTTTCCAGGCAATCACGACTTATACTACAAGGATAAACGCGATATTCACAGCGTGGAATTTGGCAAATACATTCCAGGAGTTACCATAGTACACAAGCCCATGACTGTGGGCAATGTGACCATGTGTCCTTGGCTAGTGGGCGACGAATGGAAGAGCATAGGCAAAAAGGGTGGAAAATATATTTTTGGTCACTTTGAATTGCCTAGCTTTTTCATGAACGCCATGGTGCAAATGCCAGATCACGGCGAGATTAAACTAGAACATTTTCAAAATTACGAACTTGGCTTTAGTGGACACTTCCATAAACGTCAACAACAAAAGAACATGATCTATATTGGCAATGCGTTTCCACACAATTACGCTGATGCATGGGACGATGATCGTGGTATGTGCGTATTAGAATGGGGCGGGCAACCAGAGTATTATAACTGGCCAGATCAACCCACTTTTAGAACTGTCAAACTTAGCGAATTGATTGACAACGGCGCTAAAATTATCAAGCCTAAACAACATCTTAGAGTTACACTTGATATTGACATTAGCTATGAAGAGGCTAGTTTTATTAAAGAAACTTATCTAGCAGATTATGCTATTAGAGAATTGACATTGATACCAGAAAAACGTGAAGTAGAATTAAGCAGTGCCACTGACATTAAGGCATTTGAAAGTGTGGATCAAATTGTGACCAATCAATTAGTCAGTGTGGAAAGTGACACTTACGACGTAAACCTTTTACTAGACATTTATAATAATTTATGATTCGTATCAAAGATTTAACTGTTAAAAACTTTATGAGCGTGGGTAATCAAACTCAGGCTGTAGATTTTTGCAAAGAACAACTGACATTGGTGTTAGGTGAAAACCTAGACCAAGGCGGTGATGACAGCGGCAGTCGCAACGGTACAGGCAAAACTACTATAGTCAATGCCCTAAGTTATGCCTTATTTGGTCAGGCTCTTACTAACATTAAGAAAGATAACTTAGTTAATAAGACCAATAATAGGAACATGATAGTCACACTGAATTTTGAAAAAAATGGTGTGAGCTATAAAATAGAACGCGGTCGCAGACCTAACATTTTTAGATTTTTTATCAACGGCGAAGAACAGGACACTGATAATATTGATGAAAGTCAAGGCGATGTCAGAGAAACTCAACGCGACTTAGATACATTGTTAGGCATGAGTCACGACATGTTCAAACATATTGTGGCACTGAATACCTACACTGAACCATTCCTCAGTATGCGAGCTGCTGATCAAAGAATGATCATTGAACAATTACTGGGTGTTACTCTGCTCAGTGAAAAAAGTGAAAGCCTAAAAGAACAAGTTAGGTTGACCAAAGAAGAAATTAATCAAGAATCTGCCAATATCGAAGCTACTAAAAAGAGCAACGATCGTATTGAGCAAAGCATTATTGGCTTAGAAACCAAGCAACGAGCATGGAAGAAGCAGCAAAAAGACGATTGTGAAAAGGTTGCTGAAAAGATTTTAGAACTTCAAAACATTGACATTGAACATGAACTAGCGCAACACGCTCTATTAAAAAGTTATGATGAGTTGTCGGCTAAAATTCGAAGCCTCAACAAGGAAAAATCCACTTTAGAAACTGCTGTTGGTCAGGCTGAAAAGTCTGTGAACAAGTATAAAAAAGAAGTGGAACAACTTGCTGATAAAAATTGCCCTTCTTGTCAACAACAATTATTGGATCATAAACACGGCGAAATGACCGAGACTGCCTTAGAAAATTTCAATGAGGCTAAAGAATATTTCAAAAAAACTTCGGCCAGTTTGAAAAAGATTCAAAAGGAAATTAAAGACATTGGCGATATCAATGGCCGTCCTGAAACATTTTATGACACATTAGAGCAAGCCTTAAAACATCAAAACAATTTGACCAGTTTAGAAGAAGCTCTAATTAAACGCAGTGATGATGTGGATCCATATCAAGAACAGATTGACGAATTACGCAATACAGCCATACAGGAAGTAAGTTGGGAGCGTGTTAACCAACTAAACAAACTAAAAGAACATCAGGAATTTTTACTTAAATTATTGACCAGCAAGGACAGTTTTATTCGTAAAAAAATTATTGATCAAAACTTGGCCTATCTTAATAATAGACTAACTTACTATCTAGACAAGATGGGATTGCCACATGTGGTTAGATTTCAAAATGATCTCACAGTGGAAATTACACAGTTAGGACAAGACTTAGACTTTGATAATCTATCACGTGGCGAACGTAACAGATTAATTTTAGGTCTAAGCTGGAGTTTCCGTGATGTATGGGAAAGCTTATATGACAATATTAATTTATTATTCATTGACGAACTTATTGACAATGGATTAGATGCTAGTGGAGTAGAGGGTGCGTTGGCCGTACTGAAAAAGATGGCACGTGAACGTAATAAAAATATCTACTTGATCAGTCATAAGGATGAATTGATCGGCCGTGTAAACAATGTATTGAAGGTCATTAAGGAAAATGGTTATACCAGCTATGCTAATGATTTGGAGGTAGTTGAATGATACCAAGAGATGAGGAAACACACGACAAATTAATGGAAGCATTTAGAGAATACTATAAGGCCAACCAAAAATGGTTGGATAAAGGCACACGAAGAGCAGCCATGGATACTAGGTTATGGTTGTTGAAAATTTACAATATAGCACGTAATCGAAGACATGTAATCATGGATTGGCGACGTGAAATAAATCAAGAAAAGGCAGAGAAAAAACTTCAAAAGGCAGAGGAATAGGCATAAAAAGGCGCTATATAGTTGATGTCATGGTATTATGAAAATCAACTAGTCACAGAAATTTCAGAAGATTACATAGGCTTCGTCTACATCATAACAAATTTAACCACAGATAAAAAATACATAGGCAAAAAACTCGCCAAGTTCGCCAAAACCACCTATAAGGTTGTTAAGCTGAAAAACGGCACAAAGAAAAGAAAA